ATGGCTAGTCGTGCAGAGATTGGAGTAAAAATACGTGAAGCAAGGCGGAAATTAGACTACACACAACAAATGATGGCAAAAAAATCTGGAGTCAATAAATCTACCATTTCTGAAATAGAAAATGGTCGTTTCACAGGCTCATTTGATATTTTTGAACGTCTAATAGATGCGGTTGGATTGCAGTTTGAAGTCACGCCCAAAAAACGAAATCTGCCAAATTGGAATGACATCGACACTCTATTTAGTGAAGAAGATTGATGGACAACTTTCAATTACCCACAGAAATCAAGTCTATTGAAATATTTACAGATAATTTCAAACAAGGCTTGTTGACGCATAGTGGTCATTATTACTATCAACCAGTACAAGAACAAAGATTTGTATCTCTTACAATGACTTTACCGGATATGCAGGGATATTCACATGGGGCATTACATCCTATTTTTTCCCAAAATTTACCAGAGGGGCATAATCTCCATTTTATTGCCAGTAAACTTGCTCGATATGCCAATGTAAATGAAATGTATTTATTAGCTCTGCAAGAAGCTAATGGTATTGGCATGTTGTCCTATAAAAGTGAATTGCAATTACCAGAAGTAGAAATAGTTAGCCTCGATGAAATTCTTAACTACAATAGCCAAGTTCCACTTTTTCCACAATTATTAGAAAAATACTATTTACGAAACTCTTTAGCTGGAGTTCAGCCCAAAGTTAGCATTCCCAATGTGACTAGTATAACGGAGCGCACTGTTCAACAAAAAGACCTGATTGTTAAGTCTTATGATGCAGACTTTGATTTGCTTACGGTAAATGAATTTGTCTGTATGGAAGCTGCTCGTCATTGTGGTTTGCAACCACCAAAAACATATCTATCAGCCAATTTAGAAACCTACATTATTGAGCGTTTTGATAAAGCTGCTGATGGAACCAAGTTAGGCTACGAGGATTTTACGACTCTTCTCAAAAGATCTAATGACCCAAACGAGAAGTACAAGGGGAGCTACGAAAACTTGCTGAAAGCCACCTATCTATACACCCGAAGTGAAGCAGAAGTCGTAAAAATGTATAAGTACATTGTTTTTAATTGCCTGATCGGGAACGGTGACGCTCACCTTAAAAACTTTGCTCTGCAATATACGCCAGATATGAGTGAGATCTTTGTATCACCACCTTTTGATATCACACATACACTCATTTATAAAAATATTGATGATCAGCTTGCCCTTAAAATAAATGGCAGTAAGCAATTCCCAACTAAGGCAGAGCTGTTGAAATTGGCTGAAAGTCCTGAATTTCGCATTAGAAATGCCAAAGAAATTATAGAGTATTTCAGTGACCAAATTGCTAACTATTTAAAGTTATCCAATGAAATTGAATACTTAGATGGATTGCGAGAATCTATTGAGCAGAATCTATCAAAGGTAATGAGCACTCATTCAATCAAGCCTGTATATAGACATGACAAAAAGAAAAAGTACAAATAATCCATTCTAGAATAATTTACAACCGTAGTAGCTACTATTATTGAGAGATGCCCCCAGAGACGTGGGATTTATTTTTCATTCAATGATATAGAATAAACCCGAACAGACTGGTCATATCGGTAACAGGCTGACATTTAGTGAGGGAGGAAAGTGTTGACTTAGGTATTCCTTGGCAGCTTGGCGGGATCAGAGATAGTAATATTGCGGTTTTGAGATTAGTAGATATAAGTAACACCAGAATGGATTTCTCAGATTTACAGTAGAAATTCTTTTAAAAAGCTTGAATACCAAGATGCAATTCGCAAGGAAGGTGAAGATTTTGCGATTGAATACAAAAGAAAAGCTTTGGTCGCTAATGTATAAAAATCGATGAAAATTTTTGATAGATCGAAGATTTTATTTGATAAAACTAGTAATGATTTTTTCCTAAGTGAGTTTTATTTCATTATTAGCTTTATTTTTTCGCAATTTCATTTTTAGCTTTAATTTCTACTGAAAATTTCAAAATTAATTTTTATGAACAACATATATAGAGATAGGCTATCTGCATAATATCCCATTTAACATAATATACATTATACGAAATAATGTATTTTAAGCCTTTGATTCAATTGGGTTTTTCTTTGGTAAAGGCTTAACACTGAAAATTTGCATCTGAGCACCATATTGTGTTTGTGACTCTACAAATTGAATTTCTACTTCTTGTGCATTGTCTGCACATTCAGCTAATACAGCCTGGATTTGTTCTACTGGCATAACTCCAGCTGCTGGCGTTAAGTTATAACGCTGTGGAGAAAAAACAGTAGTAGATAAATAAACTTTCTCTACGCCATTTTTTTCAGTACGGTAAACAGATGGCAAAATGGTACGTGTATTAAATTGAACTTGCATGGTTATAGCCTCCTCAGGCAACTAGGTATAAGCCCTTTTTAGGACTGTATTGTGAAACTGGAATTTGATAATCGGCGGGCTGCTGATCGCACATCTTGAGTTCGAACATCCGGACAAACGGAATAACTTTGCCGTTAGGATTCTTGGCAAGGTTTTGAATATGGGACTTTGAAATACCAACACTTAACAAACAGTTAAGCGCATCGTAATAAGTACTTTCGCGGTACAGCTCTTTAGTAGCTTGTAAACCCATTTGACGAACCAATGAGTAAAACTTCATAGCGTTAGTCGCTTTCGTATAACTTGGCTTACCTGTCTTGGTATAAGTCACTAATTTAGATTTGAGTAAATCTAAAATTTCACCATCACTTGAAAAATTCATATATTTACCCTTCATTGTGTCTAGGATCGGGTCAAAAGCTACGTGCCAGAGGCGTAGCAATAATTCTGGCTGTTCATGTTGCAAATTAATTAACTGAAACAAATTAGACGGATAACCGTTTTTAGTTAAATACGTTTTAGTAATACGTGCTTCAAGACGTAAAACAGCATTAGCAAATGGCAAAGCATCATGCACAGCCATGACAAGTGATTTAGAGCGTTGACACCCCTTGTCTGCTTGTTTCTGAACTTTATTTAATTGGGCTTTTACTTCTTCAAATTTGCCATATGCTTTAGGACGAACACTTGCACCATCGTTACCCCAAGTAATGTAATTGTCGTATTTGACTTGACGGGCTTTACGGTGGCCAGATGCAAGATTAGACATATAGTCCAGAACTGGCTGTACCATATTCTGATGAGGCAATCTAAAAAGATAAGTAGTATCAAGGCAAAGAACCTCTGTTTTATCTTGGTCAAGAATCGCACTCAATTTAGGAAATGCTTCAAAAAACATTCCGAGCATGTGCATTGCACCAAGTTCTATAGACTCAAAACCATAAACATTGTGACCCTGTAAAAGCTTAAGTGGAGATGCTTTTAATTCAACATAAGGCACAGTATTCATTGTATTGGTATAAAACTTAACAGCCATATCTGTGTAATCACTTGGGAGAGCTTCATAAGGATGATACAAATCCCCTGTTATGGTCTGGCCGTCATCTGTCTTACTTACATGGCGCGTTGCTGCTGGAACTCCATAATCGCGAATATCACCATTAAATTGATGGTGATTATCAAAACTACGCACATGCGTAGGAATGATTGGAATCGCTAAACGGAGGAAATCAAGCATATCTAAGGTATACCAGTATACGAACAGATACAAAATACAACAGGTATACCGGTATATGCAAGCATATAGATAAAAAAAAGTATACGCTTATACAAACGTATGTATTGACTAATGGTAATTAAGATGCCTCAAACCGTTAAATTAAACAGTTGGGAACAAGAAGCTCTGGAAGAAAGATTTAATCTAATAAATAAAAAACTAATTATGAAAGGCTTCAAACCACTAAAATCAGAAAGTGAGATAGTGCATAAAATACTTGAAATGACTATCAATAAAGTAAACATAACGGAAAGTGGAAATATTATTATTGATGATTAATTAGACAAAATAGACTATTAATAAGAAACATTCTCAATAACTCTGAAAGCTCCGTTATATATAGCTCATAGAGCAAATTGCAAAAAACTTTCCGGAGTCAGGCACACTATTAGACAGTAGTGTGCCACCCTCTTTAGCTCGTCATTCTCCTCCGCCTCCTCGCGCGTCGCTACCTCCTTGTCGTCGTTGTCGTCGATATCCTCGCAAAGACTAATTTCGTATAATGCGGATTGATGTTAAATGCACTTCTCTGCCCTCTGCGATCCTAGCAACATTGACAAATAAAAAGCCCACTGGAGAGATTTACCAATGGGCTTTTTATTTGTAGCAATGTGAAGTGCAAATAACATAATCACGGCAACATTATACGAAATCAGTCTAATTAAAAAAAATAGGATACCAATCAGTTTGCTTGAAGATCCACCATGAGAACTTAAGCATAAAGAATCCGAAAATCAAATGACAAACCCAAAGAAGAATATCTAGCTCATTTTCTTTATAGAACTTAATCATTGTTCTCTCCAGTGGACAAAGGGCGATAATTTTTCTTATCCAAAGTCAAAAAAAATTGCTCTGTTTGCAAATCAGTCATAAAGGTATAATCAACAAAACAGTTAACATTCATATTAAAATCAGAATCTAACTTTAAATAATCATCATAAATAGCATAGTAAAGCCTGAAAAGATAACGTTTATAACAAACAATCATCTTGCCATTTTTAAAAAAATAAACTTTATGAACATAATATTTCATTGTTATATCCTATTCGACGAAAATGGGAACCCCAACCCATTTTCTGGTTAATCCCGTTATAAAGCATAAGGGAGCTTGTAATCAGAGGGAAGAAGTTTTGAATATTAGATATGCTCTTTCGCTTCGTAGACACTCGCTCTGTTCTTACGTTTTCGACGCTTATAAACACGATAAATAAATTCCAGTAAATCAAAAAAACGATGGGAAAAGAAAATCCCTGTGAAAAAACCCGTAAATAAAACATATAAAAGCAATTGCTGAATAACTTGCATTTCAGGTGTCATAACTGTTCTCCAGTGGTTTGAACTTGTTGTTGTGTTTGTTGTGGTTGCTGTCTTTGAGCAAAATAATTAAAAGGTCTATAACCCTCTAACCATCTTTGACAATCTTTTGCTGAAATCTGAGGCATATAGTTACCTTGCTGATCGACAGCCATTAAACGTCCACTGGAGAGTTTAATTACACCGGACATTCTCGGAAAATCTGTAGGCTGTACTTGTGGCTGATATTCAAAATCATAAGGCTTGTCGGGATTATAAGAGACTGTTTGAACTACCTGTCCTGTTGATGTTACAGATGATCCATTTTTAGAAAGATTATTAAACCATTCAACACATTCAGGCTTTTCAACATTAACAGCCTTACGACATTCCTGATCTACATTAAAAGCATTTTGAGGAACAACAGCAGCAGGATCATAATCTGTGGAAAATGGATTGGCTGAGGGTTCCTGTTTGGGTGCAGGTTTATTTTCTTCGGTTGTTTCCTTGTGTTGCATATCATTCATTGCAGATGCACCACTTTTAACGAAATAGCCAATTACACACATGATTACAGCAAAGGTTATCCAGGCACTGACATTACGTTGACTGATTCGAGCTTTTCCATCAGTTACGGCTACAGTTGATTTGTAATACTGGAACATTGCAGGATTTAAACGCCATTTCTGAACATCATCGGCCATTTTGAAATTGGCTTTAGTCATGCTCGTAACAGCATAAGACCACCAGTAAACAGTTACAGTTTTGGATTTTTTTGGACGATATAAATGTACGTGCTCACCCACGTTTTCAATAACGTAGGAATTTAATAGTTTTAGTGATTGGGTAATGAGCCAAAAATCAATTGCTTTATGTCGATGTGTAGAAAGGTCTTTACCGATCTGATTGTCTTTAGTGGTCTCCTTCATGAATTCACGGTGATACTGTGCTTCATCGACAATATAAAGACATGGCTTATCTTCATCAGGAACATCACGCCAATCAGATAATAAGGGCTTAATACCCATGATTCTCAAGCCTGCAATGTTGGAATAGATAGACTTGTAAAATCCTTTATCAACTTCCTTTAATAGCCATTCAATGACCATACAAGTTTTGCCGGAGCCTGGAGTAGCAGTAACTAAACGAATCATTTTTTTATCACCCGAAGACCAGCTGCAAATTGCTTAATGTAGAGGGAAGCAAAATAAGCACCCAAGTTTATAGAGATTGATTTATCAACGCCTGCGATCCCAAGTAGGCCAGATACAGCCCCAATATTACCGAGGTTAGAAAGAGCAAGATTTTTATAGTAGTCAAGGAAAACTCCAAAAGTAGCCATAGTGGCAAGTCCAAGACCTGCACCAGTGAGAATTTGAGCAATCCAAGATCGGTTATTATTGGCTAGTAAGGTAGCCAACCATCCAAAAATTGCACGCATTTAAGTCTCCCGAATAGCAGCAACCACAATTCCAGCAGCAGTTAAATAAGACATACCCAAAATGGCAGGACGGACTTTTTCAGCAAACTGGCATAAAGGAGTTAGGTCCATAGAGAGAGATTTGGAAATAGGGCCGACAGAAACCTCATAAGAATCAAATACAGGACACTGAGCACCAAAGGTAACGTAAGATGTGTCAAAAGAAGATGGGTCACGATCCAAAGGCGTTTCATCAATAGGTAAATCTTGTTCTTGTTGTTGTAAGTCTGGTTCATTAGTAGCCCAATCTTTTACAGAAGCCCATGCTTCGGAAATAGAAGAAGCCCAACTATCGGCTTTGGTATTTGATGTTTCCCACCAGTCAGTCAACGTATTAGGAAAATTAATTACAGTTTGAGCAGCTTCACAGATCGTGGGTGCCCAATCGCAAAAAATAGGAAATTCTAAAGAGAGATCAGTAGCATCAGGATTTGCTGTGTTTGGTTTTGCTTCACCAGTAGCTTCATTGGCTTTTTCAGCTTCGGCAGCATCTGCGGGTTTAGTTTGTGCAGAAGATTCTAATTGTTGTGCAATAGGACGAGCTTTAGCATCATCTTTTTCAGCTTCAGCAACGATGTCAGCAGCAGCAGCAGTAGTAGCAACTTGAGCATTTGTGTCACCGCCTTCAGCATTGGAAATAACTTTCTCAGCGACTACAGGCAAAGGTAAGGTTTTTTCTTCTCCTTCTTCTCCTTCGATTGTTCTTGTACCAATTCCATAAAATGTATTAGAACCACCAACAGTTACGATACAAGTTCCAGAACGAGAGTTTGAGTGAACAGTGCCGCCCATAGATGCAGCTTTTGAGGCACAAACATCACGCCACTGGCTAGATGCATTGGGGTCTACAAGTGTTGGATTAATCATTGAAGAACCGACAGGACAACCATTAATGGATTCAGTACATAAAAAAATATATTTGCCACCAATCGATCCCTCCTCTTGCCATTTGATCTGATTATTAGCAGGGTCAAGAACCCAATCAACAGCACCGATCAATTGCTCAACAGCAACAGAAAGAGCATAACCAGCAGCACCACGAGCTAGGACTTTGGCAACCTGAGTAGCTGTAGGAGTAATCGTTGCTGTACCCGTCTTAATATAATTTTTACCATTGATGACAACATTTTTTGTTCCATTTACGATAGTTGAAGCACCTTTTGCAACACGATCACCAATAGACCAGCCTGTTCCAGCCAATACACCAGCAAAAAGAAAAGTAGGGAAAAGAGCGATCTGGATGCAAATAAAAATGGATATTATTTTTTTCATAGGTCAATCCGAAAATAAAATACATAAAGTAATTAGATGTACGATTAAGCAATAAACGACCATTTTGATTTGCTCCTGGAATAAGAAAGGGAGCCGAAACTCCCCTTTTTTTAAACTTGAAATTAGCTTCGTTTGGCAGCACCAGTAACCAAAGACCAAACCCAAGTTAATGCAGCAGGGGCAAGTTTGGCAGCACCGATAGCACCCACAGCAGCAAGACCCAAAGCTAACTGAGTTGTAGCTTCAGACATGTCCAAGCCTTCTGCATGTGCAGAGGTAGCAAGAACAACTGGTGTAGCCACTACAGCAGCAGCGTTAACGATCTTTTGATAAGTTTTTTTGAAATTACGTTTTTTCATAACGTTCATCCTTTTTAGTGTTGAATAGTGAAATGCGACAGTTTTTTAAACACCCACGCCAACGCGAAATTAGCAGCGGTTAATGCCAAAAGCTGATTTATGTCGCTGTAAGTCAGCCTTGACAATTCGATAAGAAAATTAGACTGCTCAAGCCATAAATCACATTGATTCGTGACCTGGTTAACGACTTGACAGACTTGAGCCATTACTTAAATTCTCTTTGTACAGTTATAAAAATGCTTGCAATAAACCAATTGATCAGAGAATTTAGCACCGCATTTCTTGCACTTATAAATAAGCTGTGACATTATAATTATTCCTCTAACCTATTGATTTATTTACATATTATACATTATACGAAATAATGTATTTTAAGCCTTTGATTCAATTGGGTTTTTCTTTGGTAAAGGCTTAACACTGAAAATTTGCATCTGAGCACCATATTGTGTTTGTGACTCTACAAATTGAATTTCTACTTCTTGTGCATTGTCTGCACATTCAGCTAATACAGCCTGGATTTGTTCTACTGGCATAACTCCAGCTGCTGGCGTTAAGTTATAACGCTGTGGAGAAAAAACAGTAGTAGATAAATAAACTTTCTCTACGCCATTTTTTTCAGTACGGTAAACAGATGGCAAAATGGTACGTGTATTAAATTGAACTTGCATGGTTATAGCCTCCTCAGGCAACTAGGTATAAGCCCTTTTTAGGACTGTATTGTGAAACTGGAATTTGATAATCGGCGGGCTGCTGATCGCACATCTTGAGTTCGAACATCCGGACAAACGGAATAACTTTGCCGTTAGGATTCTTGGCAAGGTTTTGAATATGGGACTTTGAAATACCAACACTTAACAAACAGTTAAGCGCATCGTAATAAGTACTTTCGCGGTACAGCTCTTTAGTAGCTTGTAAACCCATTTGACGAACCAATGAGTAAAACTTCATAGCGTTAGTCGCTTTCGTATAACTTGGCTTACCTGTCTTGGTATAAGTCACTAATTTAGATTTGAGTAAATCTAAAATTTCACCATCACTTGAAAAATTCATATATTTACCCTTCATTGTGTCTAGGATCGGGTCAAAAGCTACGTGCCAGAGGCGTAGCAATAATTCTGGCTGTTCATGTTGCAAATTAATTAACTGAAACAAATTAGACGGATAACCGTTTTTAGTTAAATACGTTTTAGTAATACGTGCTTCAAGACGTAAAACAGCATTAGCAAATGGCAAAGCATCATGCATAGCCATGACAAGTGATTTAGAGCGTTGACACCCCTTGTCTGCTTGTTTCTGAACTTTATTTAATTGGGCTTTTACTTCTTCAAATTTGCCATATGCTTTAGGACGAACACTTGCACCATCGTTACCCCAAGTAATGTAATTGTCGTATTTGACTTGACGGGCTTTACGGTGGCCAGATGCAAGATTAGACATATAGTCCAGAACTGGCTGTACCATATTCTGATGAGGCAATCTAAAAAGATAAGTAGTATCAAGGCAAAGAACCTCTGTTTTATCTTGGTCAAGAATCGCACTCAATTTAGGAAATGCTTCAAAAAACATTCCGAGCATGTGCATTGCACCAAGTTCTATAGACTCAAAACCATAAACATTGTGACCCTGTAAAAGCTTAAGTGGAGATGCTTTTAATTCAACATAAGGCACAGTATTCATTGTATTGGTATAAAACTTAACAGCCATATCTGTGTAATCACTTGGGAGAGCTTCATAAGGATGATACAAATCCCCTGTTATGGTCTGGCCGTCATCTGTCTTACTTACATGGCGCGTTGCTGCTGGAACTCCATAATCGCGAATATCACCATTAAATTGATGGTGATTATCAAAACTACGCACATGCGTAGGAATGATTGGAATCGCTAAACGGAGGAAATCAAGCATATCTAAGGTATACCAGTATACGAACAGATACAAAATACAACAGGTATACCGGTATATGCAAGCATATAGATAAAAAAAAGTATACGCTTATACAAACGTATGTATTGACTAATGGTAATTAAGATGCCTCAAACCGTTAAATTAAACAGTTGGGAACAAGAAGCTCTGGAAGAAAGATTTAATCTAATAAATAAAAAACTAATTATGAAAGGCTTCAAACCACTAAAATCAGAAAGTGAGATAGTGCATAAAATACTTGAAATGACTATCAATAAAGTAAACATAACGGAAAGTGGAAATATTATTATTGATGATTAA